TGGCATGCGCGACGGTCTCTCGCGCCTCCAGGCGTGCCGGCGTGTTGTCGCCGGCGTTGAGTTCGGCGGCCGCTGTGCGGTCCGCTTTGAGGTGTTCGAGTAGAGAGGGGTCTATCTGTTCGAGCAGTTTGTCGTAGTACCTCGGGGGCTTTGCGGGGTGTCCCCGCGATATGACGTGATCGTGTGGATACACGTCGTCTTTAAAAGTTTTAAACCACTCGGAGGCTATGCCGGGGCGTCTGCTCATGACGCTAAATTCAGGCTCGAGCCTGTACATGTTTCCTTCTCTATCTACTCTGTTATAGTGGTCTAGGGCCTTTGTGCCCGTGATCTTTTTCGTGATGTAGCGCGCGATATACGCGGCGCTTTCGAATGTGAGGTCTCCTATGTCCGCATCTCCGTGCGGCCAGAGCCTCTTGAGTCTTGATGATCGCCACAGTTGAAGCCCGGACTGTGCTTTGCACCAGGGCTGGCGATCATCGGAGAAATCTTCTCCGTATACCGCTATGTGGTAGTGAGGCCGCGATGTGCGGTCTCCGTACTCACCACATGCGTAGTATTTCACTCCCTTTGAAGACCGTCTTCGTACGTCTTCGTTTAATCTCTTTGTGAATAGTTGTAAGTCGCTTTTGGCCAAGGTGTACCACTCTTGGTTTTCGTGCGCGGGCGTTTCCGTCTGTGCGCGTCTATCTACTGGCTGCCTTGAGCCGGGGCGACGGTCCCCGGCGACGGTGAGGCTTTGCGAACTCGTCGCCGGGGCTTTTGGGAGTGATTCGTTGTTATATGTCAATGTTATGAAGCTTGTCTTCTCGTGTAGTTGGGCCTCATGCATGAGGCGGACCGCCCATTGTCTGGAGCGTTCCAACTTGCATCCTATGCAGCTGCCGCATGGCAGCGGGATGTCGTGGTAGTTAGGTGGTAGCGGCGGTAGTTTGCCGGCCGCGATTTGTAGGTGTCCGTAAAAGGTTAGGGCCCCGTTCGGGGCCCGTCTTCCTCGCCCTGGTTTGTAGCAGGGCATTTTAGAGTCGTCCTCCACCTCGAGTCGGACGCTGGGTCATGTTGATGGCTTTGGTCCTCGCGGTGTTCCGTCGGAACTGTTTCGCTGATCGATGTTTGTTTGCGCGGTGGCGCATAGAGACCTCCGGTTGTCAATAGGAAAATGGGGTTGGCTCAACCTGCCAATTAAGTCGCTAGTGAGGCGACGCCCCAGTTGGGTTTTAGCACACTGCTTTCCTTGCTGTAAGTGTGCTGAGTGACACGTGGGGTTATTTCCCCGTGTCGCTCTTGGGGGCCCCTTTGGGGGCCTCAGACGGCTTTTCGCCGTTACCCGCCGCTGGAGTGCCGGTCGGTGGACTTCTCGGCTCCTTGGCCGTCTGAGGCTTTTCTGCTTCGAGTGTGAGTCCGAGCCGGAGTAGGGCGTCTCCATCCTGGGCGTTGGTGGCCGCGACGACTGCGTCTGCCCACCTGGCGGGATCGTTGAGGTGCTCGGATCGGATCTTGGCGTTCAGTTGGTAGAACGCGGTGTTGGCCTGGGCCAGGCGTGACTGGATGTCGAAGTAGGTGGGTCGTTCGGAAAGGTCCGTGAAGTGCTCTGGTAGCACGGGTGGCGGCAGATCGCCGCCTCTCTGGAACCTTTCGAGAATGACGTTGATGTCGGATTCCTCCTTGAACTCCTGTTTAGTTAGGGACGGGTCTTTGCAGAAGAGTCCCGTCCGTTCGCTTTCGAAGTTGGTGTCATGGTTGAAGGGAGTTTTCCAGAGCGGGACTTCGCGCTCGACGATTTCCCCGTCTGGCATGGTGTACTGCTTTGTTAGGCGCATTTCGCCGTTGAAGGGCATGTCGAGTTTGGTCGTGGTTTTCATTTGACGAGCATCCTGAAGAGGTCCGCGAGGACCTTGAGTGTGTCTTTCATCTTGCCGGCTTCGATTCCTCCGACGCTCGCTATGTTCTCGAGCGCGTCGAGGTCGAGCTTTCCGGCCCTTGCTTGCTGTTGGACGACGGAGACCAGGCTGTCCATGGTCTTGTCGAGTTTCTCCGCTTGTTTGGCGGTGAGGTTGGTTCTCCCGAGTAGGTTTTCGATTTCTGCGCGTGCCTTGTTAGGTGTGAGTTTCTGCATTTCGAGATCGCTGGCGATCTTGCTGTCTTTCGATCCTTCGACGATGTCCGTTGCTACGGTTTGCGCCCGGGTTGCGGCGCTCTTTTGGATCGTGTCGGCTTTGATGTTGTCGAGCTGAGCCCTGAGCATCATCGCGCTTTGGATGTTAGGCGCGTTGAATTTCACTCCCTCCACTCGAGCGGGGGAGATGGTAGGGGTCGATGCTTCGCTTCCGTTGACGAAGGCCGCCGCGGGATTACCTCCCGCGGCGATGATGTCTGCTTTCCTTCGTTGTACGGCGGTGTTGCTCATCATCTGTTCCCACTGCTGCTGCTCTCGCTGTAGTCGGATGTTGGTGCGGTTGGCCTTGTGTTGGCCGTGCGCGTTGATGAGCGAGGTTCCGACCTCGCCTGCGATTTGTCCTACTGCTGCCCAGCCGGCCATCGTTGTTCCTCCGCGTTTTTCATGAGCCGAAGTAGTTTGTCGGCTTCGTATGCGAGTTCTTCAGGGTCCACGTTGCCTGGGTGTGGGTGTTTTGGGTGATACGCCCAGCTGACTAGCATGGCGTAGAAGATTCTCCATTGTTGCTGGTCGGTCATGGTTAGAACCTCGTGAGGCCAGGTATTCCGTAGGCCGGCAGCGCCCGAGCGACACTGATGTCGAATGCGAAGTCGGCGAGGATTTGCTGGTTTGCTGTTGCCGCGCCGGCCGTGAAGTTGCGCTGTACGACTGCGTCGCTCGCGTCGGTTATGAACGTCGTGTTGAGCGACGGGAGTCCGATGAATCGCTGGGCACTGTGCCAGTAGTCGATCGTGCCGGCGCTGGTTGACCTGTAGAACCCTGTGATGCGGCTCGGGATGTGCCGGTACTCGTCGTATCTCGGGACGTAGCCGAAGACCAGGGCGTCGTTGGCGCTGCCGTCTGCGTATATTTCTCGGTTGAGAAGCGCTTGTTCTCCCAACCCCGCGAGCAGAGGTACAGGGAAATCATATCGCGTGGATCTGCTCCACATTTTACGCAAGCCCTGCTGGTACGTGAGCACCGCCCGTGCGGAGACCAGGGTGAGAATGTACCCGTGTTCGGTGGCGCTGTAGGTGAAGCCGGTGCGGCCGGTGATGTGTCCGCTTGCGGAGAGGTTTCCAGCTGGTGTAGTGCCTCCTGTAAGGCCAGTTGCGCTCGTTTGCGGGATAGCTGTCGTAAGGATGTCAGCATGGCCCCCTCCAATAAATTCTGGTCGCTGAAGTCGTGCATCTGGGCTCCTCACTCCGAAGTGGTTGTATACGAACTCTGTGTATCGGGTGCCGCCTCGAGCGTCCTTTTCGAGGTACTGCTGCAGGGTGATCGCCTGGCGCAGTTGGTTGATGGTGGCTGCGCTTGCGGTGGTTAGGTCCGCATAGAGATTTGCAGGGTACAGGAAGTCACCGGCTCCCGCCGTTCCAGCGGTTGTTGAGTACTCCATGTTTGGATTGTTAACTGCCGCATTGGTGACCATGAGGAGTTGGTTGACGGCTGGGGCCAGTCCCGCGGCTGAGTCCCTCCACTGAATACCTGCCTGTGCACCTGTGACGAGCGCTGCTCCGGACTGGGTACGTACGGTTGCCTGCGTTCCGAGGGGAAGAGAGATAGCTGTTGCGCCTTTTTGCGGCCACGGTAGGGCTTGTGTGAAGTAGTCAAAGCGTTTACCTCGTTTCATGAGTGCGTAGTCGCTAACTACGTCGGGTCCGTCGGACACGATTTCGTTGACCGGGTTCTGCATGTTTTCGTCGCGGAACCATTCGTTGTAGATCAGGTTGTAGCACCTGAGTGGGAGTGCGTTGACCGTGACGGTGTTGCCGCCGGCGACCTGGCCGACCGTGGGTAGGCCCATGTAGTCGTAGATGGTGTTGATGACGAATCCGCCGGCCGCGCTGGTTAGTTGTGGGATGGTGTAGCTGATGCTGTCCGCCGGCGCGTCCTGCTCGCCCCAGAATTTGCGGGCGTTGGCCCATACAAGTCTCATGGGCACGAAGAATGTGAAGAATTCCAGGTGCCAGTTGTCTTGCACCGGGACCAGTGGGATCGCCGTCCTGGCTGCGGTGGTGATGCCGGCTTTCCAGGTGTCGCCGGGTAGTACTTCTTCGACGAGGATCGGGACGAGGTTCGAGAAGCTGAACGCGGTTTTTAGGCCGTGTGGCATTCCGAACACGGACCTGGGTACGTCGGCTTTTGGGTTCATGGCGAAGTCGTGGACGTTTACGCTTCGCTGTTTCTGATTGAGATTCTGCATGGGTGATGCCTCTTGTGAGAAGGGGGCCTTTCGGCCCCCGGGTAGTTAGTGACGGGCTTTTCCGATCGCTAACTGTTTTCGTTCGGGACCCTTGTATTCGAGTAGGGTCCCGGTGTGATCTTCGTATTCGCCGATGACGATCAGCTCGAAGTCCTGGGGGTGTCGTGCAACCAGGTCGTCTTTGGATCCGCTCTGTTGGCGGTCTTCGAACTCTCGGACGGCTTGTTCTGTCGTGTGCCACATCTTGATGTCGCTGTGGATGTCCGCTCGGATGTCGCGGATCACGACCATGTAGTAGGTAGTCATTGCGTTTACTCCAGTGACCGTTTCTGTTGATTGAGCTTGGCATGCGCGACGGTCTCTCGCGCCTCCAGGCGTGCCGGCGTGTTGTCGCCGGC